GTTTGTAGAGCATCATGTTGAAATGGGATCTTATGTAAAAGATGAACTTCAACATACCATCAGATATTATGTATCTAAAGGTGGTAGTAAAATTATCAAAACCAATCTTTCTGATAACAGAGAGATACAGGTTGAGGCGGGCCCATGGATGCAGACTGTATTCATAAACTATGTAGAAAAACCTTTTGAGGAATATGTAATCAACAGAGATTTCTATTTACAAAAGATTAAGAAAGAGATCCAGTCTCTTGAACAAGTTACAAATCAATTAAGTTTATTCTAATGCCAAAGAAAATACAAGAATGTACAATGGCGCACCTGGTTGGTGTGCCTTTACCACAACATGCTGCTACTTATACAGTAATCAGCCACCAATTTGTTATTGATTATTCCAAACAGCAATTAACTGCTGCTGGATTTGTTATTGTAGATGAAGAGTACAGATGTACTGCTGACGGGCAAATTGCTCAAGGAGTTTATAGATTGAATTATAATCTAGACCCTGAATTATACATGATGTTTGCTTGGACAAACAGTTACAACAAACAGGTTAAGTTTAAATGTTTGATTGGAGGTTATATTACATCTACAGAAACTGTAATGACATCCGGTGAAATTGGAACATGGACCAGAAAGCACACTGGAACTGCGGATGCGGAGACTAAAGCAACTATTGATGACCAGATTGCTAATGCACATATGTATTACTCACAATTGGTTTCTGATAAAGCTTTCATGGAAACAATAACAATGACAAGAAGAAAACAAGCTCAGATGCTAGGTATTCTTTTTGCAGAGTATGGTATCCTAACTACAGAGCAAGCTAGTATCATCCGTTCTCAAATGGATAGACCAAGTCATGTTTACAAAAACACTGATAGTCTATGGGCTTTCTATAACTATGTGACTATTGCACTTCAGATTTCACATCCTAGAACATGGATTGAAGACCAACGCGTGCTTCACTATTTCTTGGATACTGTGAATAAGTTTCCAAAAGCTGGAGTAGCTGTTGTTCCTACAGTAGAAGCAGTAGAGGAACCGGAATTTACGGATCCTAATCAAATAAACTTATTAGATCAAATTGCTGAAATTGAAGCAATTGAAGCTGTTGAAACTTTAATAGAAAATTCTGAATCAAATAAAGAAGATGAAGAAGAGCTTGTTTGTCCTGAACCAAGTACAGTAATTGAAGAGCCAGAAGTAGAAAGTGAATTTGCTGCTGAAGACAATATTGAAGATACAGTTATCTATACTGATCCTGCAGGAAATACTTTTGAAGCTCCTATAGTTGAAGCTATAGAAGAACCTAAAGTTGAAAGATTATCATTAGATGATATTCTGATCAGAATACCTAATGAAGAAAAAGCTAAAGAAGAAGCAAGTACTGTTGACATTTTTGATGAACCAGACTTATCTTTAGATTTAGATGAAGAAGAAGAGAGTGATTCAATTCCAGATTTCTTCTAGTTACTTGTTTGTGGTTATTCAAGTAATTGTTATCATCAGGAGTAGTTTCGGCTACTCCTTTTTTTTTATATTTGCATTTTAGAAAATCTCATGAGAATTTTAGTGTTCATAGTCTTGCTGACCTCTTGTGCTGCTACCGGTAGTGTGAGACAACAAGATATTAGTTATAAGACTAAAAAAATGAAAAAAGCAGACACCAAAATGTGGAAAAAAGTCCATAGGTCTAGAAAATTCAACAAGTAAATCAAATATATTATGAATGAAGAAGAAATCAGACAGCAAATTGCTGAGTATAAAAGCGTGCTAACAGGAAATATTTTCCAAGATGGTGAGGTTATGCAAAAAATTTATGAACTTAAAAAACAACTTAATCCTAGAATTGAACTTCACCCAGAGGAAGATGATGATGAAGGATGCCTTAATTGCGGAAGTTAAATGGAAAAAGAAGTAAGCCCTGAAGATACAATAAGAGTAGTAAGAATAGCTTTAAAATGTGCAGATGCATTAGTAGATTTTGATGTTATCAATGATCTTGTAGAAGATAAAAAAGCTAAGTATATGAAACATGAATTGAAAAAACCATTTCAATATTCAGGTTATACAATTGAATTATTTAGCTCAGAATTTCTTAAGAAATTTGTACAAGCAGATGAAAACATACAAATGAGATTGCAACAAATCTTTAGAGACTTTTCTTTAAAGATTAAGTTCATGAATGATGAAATGACTGCATTGGTATTATACTATGCAAAGTTAAAGTCAATCATTGATGATATTAACGGACTCAAATATAATGATCCATATATTGGATATTTATTAAAAATGTGTGTAGAATTTACAGATAGGGTTGCAGCTAAATACAGTACAGTATTGAAGCGCACTGATCAAGAAGGAAATGGTGTTCAAGATATCATAGATGGATTAAACAAATTAGGAACAACAATAATGTATTAATTATGAAAAAACAATTAGATAGTGTGGAGCACTTCCACATCACATTCAAACAAGAAAATGGTGTTGAACCAAGATTATTGGAAACACATGAATGGCACTTAAGACACAAGCTTATGGCTGAAGAAAATGATGAGTACTTTGATGCTTGTGATAAAGGAGACTTGGTAGAAGTAGCGGATGCTCTTGGAGATCAGTTATATATCTTATGTGGTACAATACTTAAACATGGTATGCAACATGTTATTGAGAAAGTATTTGATGAGATACATGCTAGTAATATGAGCAAAGTAGGAGAAGATGGACAGGCTGTTATTAGAGAAGATGGTAAAATCTTAAAAGGAAAATCTTACCATCCCCCTAGATTAGAACCTATTATTTATAATAATCATAATCTTTGAATTAATTTATATCCTTTACAATGACCTTTTGCATGTAAATTAGATGCATATAATTTGTTGTTTCTACAAAACGCATTCAGATTTGTAATTGTAAATTGTTCACCAAATGGATTTTCTAAAAGCCATGTTTTTACACTTTTAGCAATTGATTTTTCTTTGTGTAATTGCATGGCTTTTGTATCTTTTTTTATTTCAAGCCAATTATTTTTATTACTATTTGAATTTTTTTGTTTTACTTCATCAGACCATGTGTTACCATGATTCCAATGTAGTGAACCTTTTCTATTTAGTGACATTAATATTTTTTGATCATTTGTAAATTTTGATTTACCTAAATTGGATTTGCTAATTTTATTTCTTGTCTCAGTAGATACGGGTTTACCTGTTTTAGGATGTATGTCATATCTTATAGCTTTTGATATACATTTATTTAACCAGACATTTGAATTTTTTAAAACTTTTAATCTTCTTAAAACTGTTTCTTCCCAAGAAATAGCTTCAGTTTTAGTTTTGAAAGTTTTTCTTATTTCAAAAATAAATGATTCTTTTCCATAGTCTTGAATTAATTTTTTTACTATTTTGCTTGAAGTAAAATATTTGATCCATAAATCCTGAGAAGGGGGGAGCTTATTACCCCATCTAACACCATAATAAAACTTATTATTAATGGTGCATTTTATTAAATAAGTATAACACATAAAACAAATATATGAAAAATTTTTATAAAATCTTAAAAGGTCCTCAATATTTTAAACCAAATTTACAACAGTTTTTATGAAAGCAAAATGGAACGGAACATCAGTTTTTGTTACCATGGTTTCTTCAGACTGTAGTTATGCAATAGTAACAAAAAACAAAGACAAAGTTTCTGGTCAATTTAAAGTTGATTTAGTAAACTTATCAGGTTTAAACACCAATGACATACTTAAACTACAGAAGTTTAAATATGAAAACACATGTAATGCAGATATTTAGAAACGGGAGAGCTTAGGCTCTCCCTTTTTTTTCTCCTCAACTCTTATCTTACTCTACCAGCACCTTTAGATAAGTTTTTCAATACAGATTCAGGATCTCCTGTACCAGCTGTGAAACCAACTGCAGAAAATAATCTTTTCCATATTTTCAACTCACCTTTTTGTTGCCACCAGTATGGTCCAGTTTCTTTTTTGAATCTTGCTGCTTCATTGAATGTTAATACATTTAATACATCACCTAAAATTTCAGTGTATAATAAAAGTGTATTTCCAAATGCAGTAGTTGTAGATGTAAGCATTTTAGCATAATCATCTGCTCCTAAGTTTAAACCAAATACTTTTGGAAGTGGAACAAAAGCTCCTGTTTCAGCTTGTAACCCTAATAATAATAAGAGAGCATGATTGGCAAGGAATCCGTAAGTGTTATACTCATCAGTACCAAAAGCACCAGATCTAGCTTTTACTTTTTTCCATTTATCATCATCATCATCTTTGTATCCAAATAACATAGAAGCAAGTAATGAAGTAAATACAATCATCATTCCTTCTGCTGCAAATCTTCTAAAGTCTGATTTTTCTTGATCAGTCATATACTGATAGTTAGCTCCTTTAGATTTTAATATTCCCCACATTGTTTGGAATGCAGATATATAAAAACCTTTTGTTGTTTTACCAAGAGCCCAATCATATCTGTCACCACCAAAGTTTTCTTTAGAAACATCCATACCAAAACGGTTAGCAAACATTGGTGTAAACCATTTTCTCATGAAGAAGAACATACGGTACATGATATACTTGTTACCCTCTGGTTGACCAAACTTATCATAAACCCCAAATAGTCTTCTTGAAGTTCCTTGCAGTTTGTTTTTGAAAAGTTTAAAGTTTTCAGATTTAGCAATTACAAGTTCTTGACCATCTTCAAGCTGTTCAACAACTTTGATATGATTTTTTGCTTGTAATTCCTTTAGAGTGATTCCGTATCTATCAGCAATGTCTTGTAAGCTTTCACCTTTAGTATAGGTGTGATATATGGATTTGTAATCCCAACCCGGATGAATACCTTTTCTTAACTGAAGTATACCTTCTGCATCTTTTTCCCATGCATCAGCATATCTAATAAGAGTAGATTTACCATCCGCTCCAACCATATCTATTTTTTGACCATGTAAGAAGCTGCCAAATAATTTCATAGCAACTTCCATCTCACCAAACTTACGGTGCATAAACATCCACTCACCATTAACCAAGTCTTTGTATAAACTTCTGGTAATAGATTTACCAAACTCATCTTCCATTTTGAACACTGGATCAAATACTTGTACAAGTTGTGTACTCACTGCTCCAGGACCAATCTGATAGATTCCTTTTGTAGTCCACTCTAACATAGCTTTAGTAGCCCAAGGTGTTGCAAGTGCAATATCTTTTAATGTTATAAATTCACCACCTGCTCCTTCAATAAGAGTTTGGATATAACCAGAATACTTATTCTTTAAATCTGAAGGAATGTTAAGTCTTAATGCAGATCCACTTGATAACTTAGTAAGTGTGTTTAACCACTTACCTAATCTTGGGTAGTTTTCTTCAAGACCAATTACATTAACCCCATAGTATTCTCTTTCTATCAAAGATCTTACTTGACCAAGTCTATTGTTAGTAGCTCCCTTTTTGTTTATGTTTTGTAATTTGTTTCTTACATTAAACTGACCTTTAGAAAACTTCTCTAAATTCTTTGGTTGGTTAGCTGGATCTTCTAAGGTAGAAAGTAAACTTTGCACCAATGGTAATGATTCATTCAGCTTCCCTTGTGTTTGCAAAGAAAGAGCATACTTAAACATACTTTGTATGATGTCAGCATCTGTTTCTTTTATGTCTAAGTTATAAAGACCTGTTACAGGAATGTATGAAACTTCATCCCCTCTCAAGTCTGTATTAACTAAGTTATTTTCTGGATTGTAGTTCAAGTCATTTTCAAAGTCAACTATAGAAGTACCAAACTGTTGTTTCAACATTGATTTAATACTGCCCCAAGCTTCTTTATATCTTTCACCATAAGTACCTCTATGCAAAGCTTGGTAGATATCTCCTTTGCTTATTGCAAATCTTGGAACATCTAGATATAATTTACCAAATGTACTTTGACCTTTTTGCATTTCAAGGTGATGTTCTTTCATTGCTTCCAGTAACTGATACTCTGCAGAATTAGATGCTTTTAAAGCAGCATATCTTTTATCCATGAATTTGTCATCCTTTGCAGAATTTTTTACACCAGGTTGAAATGTTCTTGGTAAGAAGTTACCTTTATTATCTATGTATTTACCTACATAGTTTTCTCTTACTTCTCCTCTTGGAATAGTTCTATACTTATTCTTTACTTCTAATCTTGAATGTCTTGAACCTGGAACACCAAAGATTTCTATTTTTTCTCCTGTTTCTGTATCTGTGATATATGTTTTAACAAAATGATCAGGTTCAGTTGGTTTAGTAAATGAATTAGCTGCTGTTCTTTGGTAAACATTGATCCAATCTTTTTCAGTTTTATCATATCTTGTATTTTTAACATGGTTTAAATTAAACCAGTCTGCTAAATTTTGATCTTTTTCAAGAAGCTCATCAAAAGTTACAGAATTAATAAAATCATCTACAGTATCTTCATTTACTTCTGTAATGTTATACTTAGATAAGTACATGTTTATTGCATCCAAGTAATACTCAGTAGGTACTTTATTTGACATGTCTCTTAACTCACCAAATAACAAATCTAGTTCAGCCATTAATTTAGGATCAATACCTGAATCTTTTTGCTTTTGCAATAATAATGCATAGTCTTTTGCATCTTCTGGTGAAAGAGCTTTTCTTTTAGCTTTGTCTATATAAGAATTTAATCTCTCTGTATCTGCTTTAGAAAGACCAGATTTACTATCTACTGTATTTCTAAAGTTGATGATAGCTTGTTCTAAGTCTTTGATTTTTTTCAATCTTTCAACTCCTAATTGATTTGTATCTGGTTGTCCAAAATCATCTTTGTAACTGTAAATTAAATCACTGATAGTTTTGTAAGCAGCACTAACATCAAATTCAGCTTTGAATGTTTCATTCATTTTAGACTGAATAGCAGCTAATCTTGTAAATAACTGATTTCTTTTTTCATAATAAGCATCAGAATAAACTACTTTAACATTTTGCTTAAGCCATTCATTGTATTTCTTTTTGAACTCAGCTGTTCCATTCTCAATACCAAGTGATTTAAGACCAATTATAAATTGATTATAAGAAGTCTCAAGGGATCCCTCAAGGGGAATAAACTCATAGAAACCACTTGTAGCTTGTCTATGTTGCTGAAGTACTTTAGAAATAGATAAGTCATAAATACCTTTAGAAGGATCATCAAATTTAGCAGTTCCATCTTCATATAAACTAGAATATAACTGTTTGTATTCTCTGTATGCTGCTTCAATTTCTCCATAATGTTCAAATCTATCAAGTTCTTTTGTGAATTGGTTGTTTAAGTTATTAAACTTATCAAGAGCTTGTTTTCTTGCTAAGTATGCTAAGTTACCTGCTTCTGAAGACTTGAAGATATCATCCTTTTCATAATACTCTGGAGTATATTCTTGCCACATGTAATCAGTATTAAACTGTCTTAATGTAGATAATGCTTGAGCAATTTTTTCTTTGTCACCTGATTCTTTTGCTTGGTCATAGTTGTATTCAAGAATATCTAACTGATATCTCCAACCATTACCAAATTCATTTAAGAAAGTGTAAATTTGTTTTTCTGTTGTCTTACCGGTTTTCTTATCATAAGTCATTATGGTATCTATACCAGCAACCATATCTCTTACCTGAGTAGAATTTAATTTACTAAAATTTACTTTTGGTAAAAGCTCTTCTAGTTTTTTCTGAAACTTAGCTGATTTATGCCATACTTCTGTTTCAACTTCAGTCTTTTGATTCTGTATAAAGTTAGCAAGAGGTCCTGCAATGATATCATTACTTGAACTATATGTCTCTAACCATCTGTTAAACCAGGATACATCCTTTGCATGTCCGGTTAAAGCTCTTGTGATTTTATCTTCATCAACAATGTAATCATTGTATTTTTTGATGAACTCATTAAGTTTGTCAACAGGAACACCGTCTTTTGCTAAAGTCTCAATGTCTTCAGTTGTTAATGATTGTGTAGTAACTTTATCTACAAGACCTGTAATAACATTTTGAAGATCTTCAGGCTTATATGCTTTTTGTAATGCAACTTTTAAGTCCGTGTTTAACTGCTTAATAACAAAGTCATTCATATAACTTGTTGCTTCAACAAAGAATTGAACATTGTTCTTCTTGTATATATCAGCAATCTGAGTTTGGATTATACTTACATTATTTTTAAGCTTGTTCAAAGTTCTGTAAAACTCACTTGATGTATCAATCTCATCAACACTTAAGATGTTGTTGATCTCATCTATGATTGAATCCCATGCATAAGCAGTGTTTTTATATAAGTTTACTAAACTAACAATCTGTCTACTGTTGATATTGCTTTGTGATAAGATTTTGTTCAGATCTTTAATGATTAAATCACTAGACATATCCATCTTATTTAAACTATTAACTAAAGCATCAGCTTTAAGTTTAGTCTCAATCATTCTTTTTTCCTCAGCATCTAAGACATTGTCAATGATAGCAGATGTATCAAGTACATTATCTGTGTCAATATTTTGATATCCTTTAAGAGTACTTACTACTTCTGGTAATAAACTTGTGGTACCTTCTTTAAATAGAGTTTGTTTAAGTCTTTCATAAGTAGGTTTATCTGCACGGAAGTTTCTTGCTTGGTTAAGTAAGATTCTATTCTGAGCATATACTTCATTTACTGCTTTCTGTAAAGAATCTGGTGATGTTTTCTTTATAAACTCATCAGCTCTTTCAGTAACAAATCTCCCGTACATGACTAAGTCATCCTCAGATACCATGTCTGTAGCAAATTCAAAGTCTTCTTCAAGAAGCATTTCAGCAAGCTCATCCAGTGTAGTATTTACATCTAAGTTTTTTACATTGACTTTAGGACCAAAGATATCACGGAGAAACTGTTTCATTGCTGCTAAAAGCTTGGTGATAAAAGCTTCAAAACCTTTTGACTCTATTTCATCATTGACTCTGTTAGTAGCTCTTAATTGTAAAGCAAATGCTAATACTTCTTCTTTAAATAAATCACTATTAACATCTAATTCAGGATACTCACTTTGAACATGTTTCAAAAGTGTTTGTCCTTCATCTGTCATAGCAAGTTGATTAAACAAGTTAATTAATAATTTAGGATTGCTTTTTCTGATACCTCCTAATAAAGGATGGGAAAACTCATGTAAAACTGTTCTAACATTAACATTATCCCCTACTACATATACTGTTCCAGCATAATAAAATGCAGGTTCTCCATTGTAAGGCTTAGGTGTGCTTTTCAAAATATTCACTGCTTCCTCAGCACTAACATTAAAATAATTCACCTTTAGTCCTTGTGAAAGTCTTTGAGCCAAAACTTCTGCAACTTCTTTTGTTCTTGCACTATTTATTACATCAAGATTGATATCAACTAATGGAACTTCTTCCATAACAACATCATTAAGATATTCATATTTATCAGCAGAAATTTGTTTAGCTAACCCTTCTTTTACCAAACTATTCCATAAAGGTGTGCTGTTTTCATTAAGCTTACCACTTCTTAAAACAACATTATTTTTACGGAAACCTGTTGCTAACTGTTCATATACTTCTGAAGCAATACCTTGTCTTCTGTATGCAGGATCAATTTCTACAGCATCAACTGTAGCAACACCATTTTGTAAAGCATAATTTACAGCACCTACTCTAACACCATCTTTAAGGATATCTAAGTTGTAGCTGTTATCATCATAAGCACTACTGAAATCTAAAGTAATACCTTCAGGTCTTTTCTTTACAGGTTTATAGTTATCAATTTTATCTTGTAACTCATTAAACAAATAATCATTTGTATAAATCTTTTCTGCATCACTGATAATACTTTTTCTGGTAAATAACAGGGTTTTACCCCCTGTTATCAAACCATATTTTTTCTCAGCTAATTCAGTAAGCTTATTTATTTGTTCATGTAAAGTACCTTTCTTAGCTATTTGATCTTTGTTTAGATCAATTACTTTGTTATCAGAATCAATAAAACCTTCATCGGTTAAATACTGTAGTGTTTTTGCTGTTACTTCACAAGTCATTTTTTAACATTTAAATGGGTCACTTTCAAAACCTAATGATTGCAGTATTTCTGCATCATCAATATCTTGATTACTTAATTGGTTGTCTATTGCTGAACCTGGATTCACATATCCAAATTCTTCATATAGCCTCTTACTTAAATATACAAATAATTCTTGAGGCATTGAGTATGAGTTTCCGTATCCTGCTTTAGAAAATGCTACTGGTTGTGAGTTCATGATTGTTTTAATATCTGCAATCTTTCTTTCAACCATTTTTTTGTAGTCATCATATTTATCAACAGGGAAAGTTTTCATGCTATCACCTGGTCTTAAATCTGTAGGAATTGTTATGCTCATTTCACCCGCTAATTTAGCAAATTTAGCTTGATTAGTCTCAGGTTTTGCAAACTTAGTTTGTATATCTGTTACAGCAGGATTAGTAATAAAGATTACATCTGGATGTTGTTTTACCATATCTCTATAATAATTAACATCAGCATCTTGATCATCAAAAGTCATCATGTTTTTTACAGAAGTTTCTTCTAAATAATCTTGTTCTTCTACAACTTCAGCAGTTGGTTGAATTGCTTTAACTTCTTTTTTGTCAGCAGCAGTAATGTTTCTGAAATCTATATCAGTGATATAGTCTTTAAGTCTACCTCTTTTGTTACCTCTTTTCATTGAGTTTTCATTTAAGAACATGCTGTTAAAGTCTTCCAATACAATTGGAGCTTTAGCAGAGTCAAGAACTTTGATGAAATCTTCAGACTCTTGTTTCAAGATATTAGCAAAATCTGTGTAGTCAACAATACTTGTCAAACTGTATGGAGTCTTATTCAATCCAGATTGTAAGTAAGCATACATTGGAAGTTTGCTAAAGAATTGAGAAATCTCAGTTGCTGCTTTATCTGAGTATCCAAGTTTTCTTAAGTATATTACATTACTTAAATTTTTAATGTTGCTTGTGTATAAGTTAGCTTTGCTATTATTTACATCTCTATCATTAAGTTTTAAGTTAGCATACTCTACTACATTAGTTCCAATCTTAGTTTTAACTTTAAGATCATCATAACTGATTTTCTTAAGTACTTCAAATCTGTTAATCAGTCTTGGGTACTTATTTAAAAGTTCAGTGTATCTTTTAGCATAGTTGTTCTCAGGATCTTTAAACAAGTGAAATAAGTTGAAAGTATTATCTAAAGCTCTGTTGGCTAAGAATTTTTCATATTCAGCCCTATTTTCATCTTCTCTTTGCGGGAAGGTGCTTCTTAAATATTCTCTTTCAGCTACAAATTTCATATATTGAGATAAATTGCCTTTGCTGTTAGTTAGGAAGGTTCCTGCCGGTAAAGGATGTAAACCTAATTTTTCATAACTATTTGCTGCTTCACTGTCAATAATCCAAGCTTTATCTTCAAACTCTTGTTTCAATCTAGCTTCATCAATGTAAAGAGTATTGTTTTTAACAAATGCTCCAATCACATTAGACTTCATATCAGCTACAGACATTTTTGCAGAGTTTAAAGACATGTAGCTATCAGACTTAGTATATTTTCTGATTGCATTTTGTAATAAATACATCACCAAGTCATTTCTGAAAGTAGAGCTAAAGACATCTCTTTTGTTTTCTCCAACTGTATCCTTCATTTCTTGGATCATATTCATGCCTTTATCCATCAAGTATTTACTAACTGCCTTGTGGTATCTTAATTTAAATAAAGGTCTGCTTATTGCAAGAGCTAAAGGACCGTTAAAGAAAGAAGATATTACAGAATCTTTTAAAAACTTTTCTACAAGGTAATTTAAACCTGGATCTTGACCTAAGTTCTCTAAGTTAGATTCTGTTTGCTCTACATCAGATAATACAGATTTTAAACTTGTATCTGGGTTGGCATTCATTTTTACTTGAGTAATACCTTTGATCTGGTCTTCAATTTGTAAGAAATGTAAGAACAGTGCTTTGGAAAGATCAGATTTTGCAGCTTTTGGATCAAGCTTATAATCTTTTATTAGCATGTACATTTCTGCTTGGGTAAACTCTTTAGTATCTCTGTCTTTTAAGTAAGAGTCAAGTTTCTTTTCAGCATCTTTATAGATTGTATCTTGATTAGCTTTAGCTGTAGCATCATTCCCAAAATATTTACGGAACACATTCTTAGCTGCATTTAGTTTAACACCACCAAACTTAGGTGCTTTGTTAAGTACTTCTGCATAAGCTGAAGTTGCAAGCCTTTGTTCTTTTACATACTCTCTTACAAGAGGCTGTGATACAAAGTATATTGCTTCTTTAATTGGAACACCTGTCTTAGCTAAATAAGTTAAGATTGGAGCTACTTCATAGTTACCCTGGATAAAGAAGATCCATGCATCTTTTTCAACATCCACCCAGCCGTTCATTGCTTGAGAAAAGATATCTGCAATTTTATTATACATGTCAACATCATATCTGTTTGATAAAGAAATTCTTTTTTCTCCATTAACCTCAATATCATTATGTCTTAAAGCAAGTCTTACTTGTTTAGTAATATCTTTACCTGGATATTCTTTTGGCATATAAGCACCTAATGAATTCATAAGCACATTGAATGTATTTTCAATAGCCCCTAAACCAAGAGTTTTCTTACCTACAATGTTTGACTCATGTTTAAAGATATTATAAGCATTCTCTAAAACTCTTGTTGGACTAATACCTTTTTGAGCCGGTGTCATGAATGTATCAAAACGGTTATAGTCCATTACATAATTAGACAAATCATCAGCAATTTCTTTAAGTAAGAAGGTACCATTTGGAGTAACAAGAGAAACAAAGTTTTCAGGTAGCTCAAGAATTTCTTTGATGTCTTTGATTAATTCATTTTCTAAACCAGCTTTTTGAGCTTTGAATAAAGATTCAGTTGATTCACCTTTAGCATTAAGCTCAGCAATTTGTTCTTTAATCCATTCATTGCTTTCATAGGTTTTTTCTTTAAGCTTACCATCTTTACCTATATTGGTCATAAAGATTGTAAGTTTATCAATATCAAAGTCACCCCCGGACTTAGCAACTATCTCTGCTGGAGGAATGATGATATTACCTGCTTGTGGAGGTAAGAATTCATACACTTCCATAAACTCCATAGAGTTCAAACCTTGAACCGGGATACGTACACCAACAAGTGTTATTGCTTGTCTGTTGGCACCATTATTAGCATCTAACCATTCATCATCTTTGATAGCTTGGTTTAGTCTATCTAATGTATCAATAACTTCTCCTTTATACTCAAGATTTAACAAGTTAGCATAATCTCCTTGCAAAGCAATCATAACCTTCATTGCTGCAGTTTTACCATCAGCTGTAGTATTTACTTTTGGTTTTCTACCTGCAATTCTATCTTCAAGATGACTTATTTCATCTCTTAAAGATTGTTTATGACTATCTGTCCAGTAAGCAGATTGTTCTAACTGAATTCTTTTTTTATCTTCTAATACTTCTTTAAGTTCTTCAGGGCTTAAATCTTTATACTTAGCATTTAAGTCAATAACTTTTTTATGATAAGTTGGAAGACCATTGGTACCTCTCCATTTTTTAATCTCTTCATCTGTAGGATTTTCAAAGGCGGGCATTCCCGTGAAATTGCCTTCATACAGTGCTGAAGAAACTTGAATCAAAGGTTCACCTTTTACTTTCTGTTTAATGATTCTTTTGTTGATAAGAGATAATAGTAACTTCTCAATTTTACCAGCCTCTGGGTGGAATGAAAGGTCATTTACTAATTCACCTGTCTTAGTTGCATCAATGAATGAAATGATATCATCACTTATAGCATCTTCTCTTTCTAAGTTATCTCTGATTAACATTAATAACTTACCAATACTTTCAGCATCTTTTGGAGTGTATTCTCCTGGAGCAGTCTCATCATAGCCAATTTCATCTAGTAACTCAAGTTTTAATAACTCTGTGTACTCTTTGATATTATCCAAGTATCTGTTTACTACTTTACTTGTAACACTGTTAGGATCATTACCAACAATAACACCTTGTTCATAAAGACCATCCAAGATAAGCTTTCTCATCTGAGTAGAGAATA